AAGAATGCTGCCGCTACTAAAAAACTAGCTATAATGGACGCTTTTGAAATACTTACTAAAATTCAAGAAGAGGAAGATATGCTAAATGAAAAACCTAAAGAAGTTAAAGAACAAAAAGCTTTTAAAGGTTTTGCAGAAGGGAGAAGCAAGTGAGTTACAAGCAAACTCTTTGGAAAGAGGTTAAAGATATTGTTAACCCTAAAATATTAAAGAAACAAAATCGTTTCAAAAAGTGGGAGTATGGTTACAACTCTGATTATGATTTTATAGTAATAAGTAAAACTGGAAAAATTGGAAAAGTCATTGAAATACAGAATCTCAGGATTGCTTTACCAGCAGCAGATGAATCGTTTAAACGAAGTGAAAAAAAAGAGGAACAGCACTGGGAAAAGCAAGAATATCCAAAAGAATTAAGCAGAATTAAAAGTAGGTTTGACTGGGAAGAATATCCTTCAGATTTTAAAGAAAAATGGTATGATTATATCGACGAAGAATTTAAACGTAGAGAAGAAGGTTTTTATTTCTTCAATCATGGCAGTCCTATATATATTACTGGTACTCATTACATGTACTTGCAGTGGTCAAAAATTGATGTCGGAGCACCAGATTTTAGAGAAGCAAATAGATTATTCTATATATTTTGGGAAGCATGCAAAGCAGATAACAGATGTTACGGGATGTGCTATCTTAAAAACAGAAGATCTGGATTTTCATTTATGTCCTCAGCAGAGCTTGTTAACCAAGCGACAATTTCCAGTGATTCCAGATTCGGTATATTATCTAAATCTGGAGCAGATGCTAAAAAAATGTTCACAGATAAAGTCGTACCAATATCCGTTAACTATCCGTTTTTCTTCAAACCGATCCAAGACGGTATGGATCGTCCTAAAACAGAACTGGCGTATAGGGTTCCAGCTTCCAAACTTACTAGAAGAAAGCTTGAAAATAATGAACAACTAAGAGAACTTGATGGACTTGATACAACTATTGACTGGAAAAACACTGGTGACAACTCTTACGATGGTGAAAAGCTAAGAATATTAGCTCATGATGAAAGTGGTAAGTGGGAAAGACCTGACAATATATTAAACAATTGGAGGGTTACAAAAACTACATTAAGACTAGGATCAAGAATCGTAGGTAAATGTATGATGGGCTCAACTTCAAACTCTTTAGACAAAGGTGGAAACAACTTCAAAAAGTTATACTATAATTCAGACGTTACAAAACGAAATCGTAACGGACAAACTTCTTCTGGACTCTATTCTTTGTTCATCCCTATGGAATGGAACTACGAAGGATTCATGGATACTCACGGATCACCTGTTTTCATTAGAAAAGAAAATCCAGTCAAAGGAGTCGACGGTTTTGAAATTACAACAGGCGTTATTGAACACTGGCAAAACGAAGTTGAAGGTTTAAAAAGTGATCAAGATAGTTTAAATGAATATTATAGACAGTTTCCAAGAACGGAACAGCATGCTTTTAGAGATGAGTCTAAACAGAGTTTATTTAACTTAACTAGAATATACCAACAGATAGATTATAATGCAGAGTTTAATAATGAAACTAGTGTTACTAGAGGTAAATTTATATGGAAAGGTGGGATTAAAGATACTAGTGTACAATTCGTACCAGATAAAGATGGTAGGTTTTTAATATCTTGGGTACCGCCATTAAATTTACAAAACAGAATAATATTAAAAAATGGCGTTAAATATCCTGCTAACGAACACATTGGAGCTTTTGGCTGTGATAGTTACGACATTAGCGGTACTGTTGATGGTAAAGGCTCTAATGGAGCTTTACATGGATTAACTAAGTTTTCTATGGAAGACGCACCGCCTAATCATTTTTTTTTAGAATATATAGCTAGACCTCAAACAGCAGAAATATTCTTTGAAGATGTTTTAATGGCTTTAATATTTTATGGTATGCCTTTACTTTGTGAGAACAATAAACCTAGATTACTTTATTATTTAAAACGTAGAGGTTACAGAGGTTTTTCAATGAATCGTCCTGACAAGATTTGGAACAAACTTTCTACAACAGAAAAAGAAATAGGTGGTATACCTAATTCAAGTGAAGACATTAAGCAAGCGCATGCCGCAGCAATAGAGTCTTACGTAGAAGAATACGTAGGATTAAACAACGAAGAATATGGAGACATGTATCTTCAAAAAACATTAGAAGATTGGGCTATATTTAATATAAATAATAGAACTAAACATGATGCTACTATAAGCTCTGGTTTAGCTATTATGGCTTGTAACAAAAATAGATACAAACCTATAGCTGATTTAAAAAGAAAACCTGTATATCTTGGTATAAAAAGATATGACAACAAAGGTAGCATTTCAAAAATTATAAAATAAATATGGCACAAATTTATACTAGCAACAATAGTTCATTTCCAAATCAAGTTGTTTCTGATGCTGAGAAAGCAACAGAAGAATATGGTTTGGCTGTAGGAAGAGCTATAGAAGGCGAATGGTTCAGAAACTACAGAGGAGGAGCTGGTATGTCTGGTTATGCTGTTAATTATCAAAACTATCATAATTTAAGATTGTATGCTAGAGGCGAACAGCCTGTTCAAAAATACAAAGATGAATTAGCTATTGACGGAGATTTATCTTATCTTAATTTAGACTGGAAGCCAGTACCTGTTCTAGCTAAGTTTGTTGATATAGTTGTAAATGGAATAACAGACAGAAGTTATGAAATAAACGCTTTTGCACAAGATCCAGTTTGTTCTAGACAAAGAACTGAGTACGCAAGAGGCTTAATGACAGATATAGTAGCTAAAGATTTTTTAACAGAAGCTAAGTCTGTCTTAGGTGTTAATGGTTTTAATTCACAAGATCCTGATTCCGCTCCACAAGATAAAGAAGAATTATCTGTACACTTGCAAATGGATTTTAAACAAAGTGTTGAAGTTGCAGAAGAAGAAGTTATAAATCAAGTTTTAGAATATAATAAGTACGATTTAACAAGACAAAGAATATCTTACGATTTAACAGTGTTAGGTATTGGTGCTGTTAAAACTAGATGGGACAGGGCTAGAGGCGTTGTAGTAGAATATGTAGATCCAGCAAGATTAGTTTATTCTTACACAGAAGATCCTAATTTTGAAGATATATATTACGTTGGTGAAGTTAAGTCTATTTCTTTACAAGATTTAAAAACTCAGTTTCCAGGTCTTACTGATGAAGAGATGGAAACTATACAAAAATACCCAGGTAATGCAGAGTACTTAAGAAACTGGAGTGGAAGATCTGATGATCTTACTGTTCAAGTTTTGTATTTTGAATATAAAACTTATTCAGATCAAGTATTTAAAATCAAGAAAAATGCTTATGGTCTTGAAAAAGCATTAGAAAAACCTGATACTTTTAACCCACCTGAAAACGATAATTTTGAAAGAGTATCTAGAACTATAGAAACTTTATATTCTGGAGCTAAAATACTAGGACACCCAATGATGATGCAGTGGAAATTAGCAGAAAATATGACTAGACCTGTTTCAGATACTACTAGAGTTTATATGAATTATGCTATATGTGCGCCTAGAATGTATAAAGGTAGAATAGAATCTTTAGTATCAAGAGTAACTGGTTTTGCTGATATGATACAATTAACACATTTAAAGATACAGCAAGTATTATCTAGAGTTGTACCTGATGGAGTGTTTTTAGACGTAGATGGATTAGCAGAAGTTGATTTAGGAAATGGAACTAATTATAATCCTAGAGAAGCTTTAAATATGTATTTTCAAACTGGTAGTATTGTAGGTAGGTCTAATACTCAAGATGGTGATCCTAATAGAGGTAAAGTTCCAATACAAGAGTTGCAAACTGGATCAGGTGGTTCTAAAATACAATCACTAATACAAACTTATCAATACTATTTACAGATGATAAGAGACGTAACGGGATTAAACGAGGCTAGAGATGGTTCTCTTCCGGATAAAGCTTCGTTAGTAGGCTTACAAAAGTTAGCTGCTGCTAATTCAAATGTAGCTACAAGACACATACTTCAAGGTCAATTGTTTTTAACTTTAAGAGCATGTGAAAACATATCATTAAGAGTAGCTGATTCTTTAAAGTTTCCTTTAACTAGAAATTCATTAGAAAATAGTATATCACAATACAATGTAGGAACTTTAGACGAGCTAGCTAGTTTAAATATTCATGATTTTGGTATATTCTTAAATTTAGAACCTGATGAAGAAGACAAGGCTAAACTTGAAGAAAATATACAAGTAGCTTTAAAATCAGGTCAAATATTTTTAGAGGATGCTATAGATATTAGAGAGGTTAGAAATATACAATTAGCTAATCAATTTTTAAAGTATAGAAGAAAGAAAAAACAAGAGGCAGACCAAAAAGCTCAACAAGCTAATATTCAAGCTCAAGCTCAAGCTAATCAGCAAACTGCAGAAAAAGCTGCAATGTCAGAAGTTCAAAAACAGCAAGCTTTAGCACAAACAACTTTACAAATAGAGCAAGGTAAATCTCAATTTGAAATACAAAGGATGCAAGCAGAGGCTCAAATAAAAAGAGAGTTAATGGAATATGAATTTGGATATAATGTTCAGCTTGAAAAATTAAAAGTAGGTAGAGAAAAACAAAGAGAAGAATTTATAGAAGATCGTAAAGATAAAAGAACTAGAATATCAGGTAGTCAACAAAGTGAAATGATTAGTCAACGTAAAAATGACAGTGGACCAACTAATTTTACTGAAACTGAAAATCCTGAAGGTCTAGATTTAAGTGCATTTAATATGTCTTAAATATTATTAATTATTATATTATATTATGTCAGAAACAATTCAAGATAAAAAGGCAGAGCCTTTAAAAATTAAAAAACCAAAAAAGCTAATTAACAAAGTTACTAAAGACATTAAAGTAGATTTAACTAAAAAACCAGAAGATCAAAAAGATGTTATTGAAGATAAAAAACCAGTTGAAGTTATTAATACTGAAAAACCTAAAGTTATCGAAGAAAAACCTAATAAAAACGAGAGTGTTGAAACGCCCATATTAGAATCACCTATTAAAGAAATAGAAAGAGTAGAAGAAAAAACAATTACTCCAGAGCCAGTTGTAGAAACAAAGCCTGAAATTGTTATGCCTGAAAATATAAACAAATTAGTTTCTTTTATGAAAGAAACAGGTGGCACTATAGAAGATTATACTAGGTTAAACAGAGATTATTCTCAGTTAGATGAAAATTCTTTATTGAGAGAATATTATAAAAATACTAAACCGCATTTAGATCATGAGGAAATATCTTTCATAATGGAAGATAACTTTACTTATGATGAAGAAGCGGATGAAGAGCGAGATATAAAGAAAAAGAAACTTGCCTTCAAAGAAGAAATTGCAAAAGCCAAAAGCTTTTTGAAAGAAACAAAAGAGAAATATTACGACGAAATCAAGTTGAGGCCGGGCGTAACTCAAGAACAACAAAAAGCAATGGATTTTTTCAATAGACACAACAAAGAACAAGAGAAAGTTAAACGTATTCGCGATAACTTTGAAACAAGTACTAAAGAGTTGCTAAACGAAAATTTTGAAGGTTTCGATTTTAACGTTGGCGAAAAAACTTTTAGATATAACGTTTCAAACCCTAGCGAAGTCGTTGAAAAACAATCAAGCTTAAGTACGTTTGTTAAGAAGTTCTTAAACAAAGAGGGTGAGATTAGTGATACTGCAGGCTATCATAAAGCTGTTTACGCAGCTAGAAACGCTGACACTATAGCGCAACATTTTTATGAGCAAGGCAAAGCTGACGCTGTTAAAGATGTAGTAGCTAAATCTAATAATATAAATGCAGAGCCAAGGAATAATCCTACAGGTGACGTGTTTATTGGTGGATTAAAAGTGAGAGCAATAAATGGAGTTGATAGTTCTAAGTTGAAATTTAAAACAAAAAAAAAGAACAATTAATAAAAACTAAAAACATATAATTATGGCTTTTAATGTAGGCGGAAGTTTTCCGGCATCGATTGTCCCAGCTCAAAATAGATTAGCTTTAAACACTAACTATTTAGACTTTACAGGTAATGCTGCGGGCGGAGATCCAGTAAACAATTTCGCACAACAATATCTACCTGAGCTTTACGAAGCTGAGATAGAAAGATATGGAAACAGAACAATTTCTGGTTTCTTAAGAATGGTAGGCGCTGAGATGCCTATGACATCGGATCAAGTAATATGGTCTGAACAAAATAGACTACATGTAGCATATAAAGATTCTACTGTTTCTGCTCCAGGTGGTTTAGCTGATGCTGATATTAGGTTAACACTTAATTTAGCTACTGCTCAACCAGATGTGGCTGCTGCTTCACGAAGAGGAGCTGTTAGACAAGGACAAACAGTTTTAATTTCTGATGTTGCTACTGGTCTTATAGTACAAAAAGGTTTAGTACAAGCTGTAAATAGCTCTGCTAACAATATGTTAGATCAATTAGAGGTTAAATTTTACGGAACTGCTACTAATTCTTTACCAACTGCTACAGACGGTGTAAACGTATTTGTTTACGGTTCTGAATTTGGAAAAGGTGCTGTTGGAATGGAAGGATCTATTCAACCAGCTTTCACACAGTTTAGTAATAGACCAATGATTTTAAAAGATAATTTTGAAATTAACGGTTCTGATACTGCGCAAATTGGTTGGGTTGAAGTTTCTACTGAAGATGGTCAATCAGGTTATTTATGGTATCTAAAGTCTGAGTCTGAAACAAGATTAAGATTTGAAGATTACTTAGAAATGGCTATGGTTGAAGCAGAAGACATGTATAACGCTGCTTATACTGAAGCTGCTAACGCTGTACAATATCAGTATGGTGGAACTTCTAATGCTGCTTTAACAACTAATGTTCAAGGTTCTGAAGGTTTATTTGCTGCTATCGAAGCAAGAGGTAATGTATACTCTGGTTTTGCTGGTGCTGCTGCTCCTGGTACTGGTGCTTTAGGAGATTTTGATGAAATACTCAAGAACTTAGATAAGCAAGGTGCTATTGAAGAAAACATGTTATTCTTGTCTAGAGCTACTGCTCTTGATTTTGACGATATGATTGCCGCTGTTAATGGATCTTATGCTTCTACTCAGTCAGCTTCTTATGGTTTATTTGAAAATGACGGTGACATGGCTCTTAACTTTGGCTTTTCAGGGTTTAGAAGAGGTTCTTATGACTTCTACAAAACTGACTGGAAATATTTGAATGATGCTTCTTTAAGAGGTATGGACAAAGAAATCGATGGTGTAATGATTCCTGCTGGAACTACTACAGTGTACGATCAAATGTTAGGTTCAAATATCAGACGTCCTTTCTTACATGTAAGATATAGAGCTTCTGAAACTGAAGATCGAAGAATGAAGTCTTGGATTACTGGCTCTGTCGGTGGTGCATATACTGATACTTTAGATGCAATGACTGTAAGTTTCTTATCTGAAAGATGTTTAGTTACACAAGCTGCTAATAACTTCGTGTTATTCAAAGGAGCATAATTAATTATTAACATTTAAAAAATAAGAAAAATGGGATATGTAAAATTACCAAAAGCTAGTGGATATGATTTACTACCAGCTGAGAACATAGGCGCTTTAAAATTCACAACACCAGACTTAGTAGTAAGTTATGTACCTTCAGGTACAGTTACTATTGCTGCTAGTTCAGCTTTTGTACAAGCTGATGTTGCTAAAATTTTAGATGCTGTTGATTTAATAAATGGTGCTTCTGGACCATCTATTGCTCCAGTTGCTTTAAGTCAAAAAGTTACAGGAACAGCTGTAACTTAATAAAACAATAATAAGATCCCGCTTCGGCGGGGTCTTTTTTTAACAAAATAAATGGGTTTTATAAATTTAGGTACTAGAGTAGGTCCAGTTGGCGAACATGTTATAAACTATGATGACATTAGAACAGTTAATTGTGATAATATTATTAAAGTAGATGCAGTTATTATAACAGTTTTACCAGATAGTCCAAAATTAGTTGTTACAATTATTTATAAATTTAGTCCAGATTCAACATTTTTGGCTGTGGAAGCTATAACTTACACTACATCAAGCGTTTTTAACATTTTAGAGTTTACATCTGCTCAATACGCGGTATTGTTTACTCAAGCCGTGAGCTCAGTAAGTAACACGCTAACAACAATAAACGCTCCTGAAGTTAATGAACTTAATGCAGTTGCAGGAATTGGTTCTCCACTTACTGTTTTAAATGGAGTTAGAAGTTTTGGAAAAGTAGCAATTACTTAAAAAAATTTAATTATGGGTTTTATAAATTTAGGTACTAGAGTAGGTAATGGAGCCCCGCTAACCCCTTATGTTATAAATTATGATGACATTAGGGTAGTTAATTGTGATAACATTTATCAAGTAGCAGCTTCTTTAACAATACTTGGAAATGGTAGATCTCAATTAGTTATTTCAATTACTTATAAATTTAGTCAACAGTTAGGGTTTTTGCTAGTGCAAAAAATTACATACACTGCTTCTAGCACGAGGCCTAATTTAGAGTTTACAGCTACTGAATATGCTGTTTTTTTTACTCAAGCTATAGGATCAGTAAGTAATACACTAACAACACTAAACGCTCCTGAAGTTAATGAATTTAATGCAAGTGCTACAGCACCACAAACACTTATACCTGTAAACGCTTTTACAAGTTTATCAAAATTTGCAATATAAAACCAATTTTTAATTATTATATTATATTATATTATGGAAACAAAAGAAAAGAAAAAACCTCAAGCAAAACAAGATGCTTGGGAATACAAAGATAGAAATTACTATCTATTAAGAGATAAAAACCCTCTTACATATACTTTACCTTCTAAACACTCTCAAAAATACCCATTAGTCTGGTTTGATCCAGAAGCTGGCTATGAAAGAGAATTAAGATATGCTACTAATCATAAGAGTATATTTGTTGATGAACAGAAAGGTAATGTTACTTTAAA